CCTTTCAAGAGTCGTGGTTTTTATCACGTCTGAAACTCTTGTTATCTCCACCTAAAGTGCCTAGATCTCTCTTGAAAGGAGTGAAAAAGTGTCTAAGTCAAATGATGACGAGAGACAAACTAAGAAGAAAAGACCACCAGGTACTACACCAGAAGCTAGAGAAAATCAACTGGTAGCATTGGCTATGAAATTAGCAGAGAAACAAATGATGGAAGGTACAGCTTCTTCCCAAGTTATTTCTCATTTTTTAAAATTGGGCTCTACAAGAGAGAGAATTGAGAAAGAGATTCTGCAGGAGCAAAAAGATTATTTAACTGCCAAAACAGAAGCTATGCGTTCTGCGAAAAGGGTAGAAGAACTTTATACTAATGCTCTAAACGCTATGAGAAACTATAGTGGCCAAACTATAGATGACGAGGATTATGATGACTAGATCATATTCAGAATTTAAAAAGTTGAAAACATTTAAAGAGCGATATGATTATCTTAAATTAAAAGGTGTAGTAGGTGAATCGACTTTTGGGTTTGATCGCTATATTAATCAAGCATTATACAAGTCAGAGGAATGGCAACGTATTAGAGATGAAGTAATTATACGTGATAAGGGTTGCGATTTGGGCATAAAAGAATATGAACTTCATGATCGAATTATAATTCATCATATGAATGCGATTACCAAGAATGATATTTTAGAAAGAAGACCACATGTTTATGATCCTGAATATTTGGTGTGTGTTTCGCATCAAACGCATCAGGCTATACATTATGGAGATGAAGATTTGCTGCCAAAAGCGGTATTAGTAGTAAGAAAAAAAAATGATACCTGCCCGTGGAAATAGGAGGATTAAACATGGATAGTATATTAACAGCAGTTAAACAAATGTTAGGGCTACCAGAAGAATATATCCCTTTTGACGAAACTGTGATGATGCATATTAATTCTACTTTTTTAGAATTACATCAATTAGGGGTCGGTCCTAAAGACGGTTTTCAAATAGTAGGAAAAGAAGATCTATGGGAGGATTTTGTTATCGATCCATTGCTAATAGGTTATTTAAAAACCTATATGTTCATGAAGGTTAAATTAATATTTGATCCTCCTACAACTTCTTTTTTATTAGATGCAATTGACCGACAAATAAATCAAATACAATGGCGAATGACGGCACATGTAGAACCACCATTACCAGTGGTGGAGGAGGTAACAGATGAATGATCAATCATATTTAGCCCACTACGGGGTCTTAGGTATGAAGTGGGGGGTGCGTAGATTAAAGAACAGACATGAAGTTTTGTCCAAAAGAGGAATGTACTTTACAAAGAATCGGGCGGATAAGGCTAAAGCAGCAAGAGAAAGAAAAATTGCTAGGATAGAGTCTAAAATAGCAGATCGAGAAAAAAATGCTATTAAGAATCTGTCTGATGATGAATTGCGTAAAAGGATAAATCGTCTTCAAATGGAGAGACAGTATGCGTCATTGAATCCTTCTGCATTAAAAAAAGGTCAAAGATTTGCGTCTAAGATTTTATTAGGGGCTGCCACTGGAGTATTAACTGGTTTAGTAGTAAAAGGTATGAATTCGGGTTTAAAAACAGCTGGGGCTAAACTTGCAGCAGCGCCAAGCGATTATATTTTAAAAGCTATAGAAAAAGCTTTGAATAAAGCAGGATAAATTCAAAATGGGATTATCTAATAAAGCTACTCCCAAATACTATGCAAAGTTTAGAGAAGATGTAATCTCTGGTCGGATACCTGTATGCCGAGAAATATCTATGGAGATGAATCGTATAGATTCTTTGATTGCAAATCCAGGTATTTACTATGATGATAAAGCAGTAGATGGTTGGGTTGAGTTTTGTGAAAAGGAATTAACATTAACTGATGGATCAGATTTACATTTACTTGAGTCATTTAAATTATGGGGAGAGCAAGTATTTGGTTGGTTTTATTTTGTAGAGAGAAGTATCTACGAACCAGCCAAAGATAATTCTCATAGTGGGCGTTATGTCCGTAAGATGATTAAAAAGCGGCTGGTCTCTAAACAATACTTAATAGTAGCTCGAGGAGCAGCGAAGTCAATGTATGGCTCGTGCATCCAAAATTACTTTTTAAATGTAGATACTACAACCACTCACCAGATAACTACTGCTCCTACTATGAAACAAGCAGAAGAAGTAATGTCTCCAATACGAACAGCTATTACCAGATCTAGAGGGCCTTTGTTTCAGTTCCTAACAGAAGGATCTTTACAGAATACTACAGGCTCAAAGATGAATAGAGTTAAATTGGCCTCAACAAAGAAGGGGATTGAAAATTTCCTTACTGGTTCTTACTTAGAAGTCAGACCTATGAGTATCGATAAACTTCAAGGATTGCGTCCGAAAATTTCTACAATAGATGAATGGCTTTCTGGAGACATTAGAGAAGATGTTGTGGGGGCAATAGAACAAGGAGCGTCCAAATTAGACGACTACCTAATTGTGGCAATGAGTTCAGAAGGAACCGTCCGTAATAGTTCGGGGGATACAATCAAAATGGAATTAATGGACATCTTAAAAGGCGAATACATTAACCCTCATGTGTCAATTTGGTACTACAAATTAGATGATGTTCAAGAAGTTAATGACCCCGCAATGTGGTTAAAGGCGAACCCGAATTTAGGCAAAACTGTTACGTACGAAACCTATCAGTTAGATGTGGAAAGAGCAGAAAAAGCTCCAGCATCTAGGAATGATATTCTTGCAAAACGTTTTGGTATTCCTATGGAAGGGTACACATATTTCTTTACTTATGAAGAAACAGTTCCTCATAGAAAAAGAAGTTTCTGGGGAATGCCCTGTGCAATGGGGGTTGACCTTTCGCAAGGAGATGACTTTTGTGCTTTTACCTTTTTATTTCCTTTAAAGAATGGGCTATTCGGCGTAAAGACAAGATGCTATATTACGTCTTTAACTCTTATGAAACTTCCAACAGCTATGAGATTCAAGTATGAAGAATTTTTAGAAGAGTCAAGCCTCCAAGTTTTAGAAGGAACAGTGTTAGACATGGATGAAGTGTTTGATGATTTGGATAAATTTATATTAGATTCTCAGTATGATGTCCGTGCCGTAGGATACGATCCTTATAACGCTAAAGAATTTATAAACAGATGGGAACAAGAAAATGGTCCATTTGGTATAGAGAAAGTTATTCAGGGAGCAAAAACAGAGTCAGTGCCTTTAGGCGAATTAAAGAATCTTGCTGAGGAAAGAATGCTTATATTTGATCAGTCAATGATGTCATATACTATGGGGAATACGATCACGTTAGAAGATACAAACGGTAATCGGAAGTTATTTAAGAAGAGATACGATCAAAAGATTGATAGTGTAGCGGCATTAATGGATGCTTGGGTAGCGTACAAGCTTAATAAAGAAGCGCTAGAGTAAGGAGGCAACATGTACGATGATCAATCATATTTAGCCCACTATGGCGTTTTAGGTATGAAATGGGGGATTCGAAAAAAAGTGGATTCTCCTGGGGTAAAAAAAGCTAAAGAAAATGTAAAGAAAACGAAAAAGGATTTTAAGATAGAATCTAGGAAAGTGAATCTAAAAAGTGCATTTGGTGTAGCATCGAAAGCAGATTTGGAAAAATTAGAGTCGACAGTGAGAGAGCATTCCTATGCTAAAGATGATTTGCGAAGTACTAAAATTCTTGAAAAACTTAATAAAATTAAGAAATCAGAAAAGCAATTAACTTTGGAAAAAGAATATCAAAAAAAAGGAATGTCCCCAGACGAAGCAGCAGTAGCAGCCTATCAAAATATAAGAACTAAAAAAATATTAATGGGGGTAGCTGCCGTGGCAGTAGTAGCGGGCGGGGCATATGCTACTTATAAGTATAGAGAACACAATATAGATAAAATTTTAAAAAGTGGTACCATGTTGCAAAATGTTTCGAGCGACGGTACTCTTGGCGTTAGAGATGTTTTTTATACTACAGATAACGGCCTTGACAAAATTAAATACCGGGGGCTTTATGGTTATGTTTTAAAACTAAAAGAGGGTAATGCGTATACTAAGAATATTGAAATATTATCGGATATTAAACAGGCATCGCCTAAAGCTGCTGAAAAAATTCTAGGAGAATTATATAAAAGTGATCCTAATTTTGCTAAGGTTTTAACAAATGCTGTAAACAATACTTTCTTAGAAATGTCCCCCATTTATATGAGAAAGGTGAAAAAAGCTAGACAAAGTATAGGAGCAGGAATAATTGATAAAAATGTTTATGAAGTATTTAATGCGTCCTTGGTTGATCATGGCCTAGTTCAACAAACGGCAACTGATCGATATTTACAGGAGCTGGCAAGAAAAGGATACAATGCAATAAAAGATGTTAACGACTCGAAATATTCTGGGTATGGAGCTATAAATCCTATAATAACTTTCGATACGAAAGGAAAAATAGCAGTAAAATCAGTACAAGAATTAGTAGGCCCCCAATTAGTTAAGGATGCAGTTAAAGGAAATGCTATGGTTTTTGTGCCTCAATTAGCTGGATATGGAGGAGTTTATGCTGGTTATAAGGCAGGAATTAAAAAGTTTGACGATGTAGCGCAATCAAAAATAAGAGATAATTATGTAAAGGACTATCGTAAAAAACATCCTGATACAAAAATGTCGAACACTGAAATTTACAGAATGATAGAAAGGTCGAAAAACAAATGAAATCAAAAAAGATATTTTTAGTTTTATTATTGGCTTTTCTTTTAAAAAAAGTAAAAGTAGGCCCTTGTTCTTCTGAATTAGAAGAGATATTAGCAAGGAGGCAACATGTACGATGATCAATCATATTTAGCCCACTATGGCGTTTTAGGTATGAAATGGGGGATTCGAAAAAAAGTATCAGGTTATATTCGGACTAGAAAAGCAAATGAAATTGCTTATCGTAAAAAGCTAAGAAAAATATTAAAAAATCCTTCGGTAAAAGGCACTTCGGATGCAAAAAGATTTGAATGGCGTAATCGTCCATATTCAACAATAATTGCAACAACAGCTGCTAAAAAAGCAGCATTGCCTTTAATGGCAGTAGGGGTATTAACAGTAGCAGGAAGGCCCATAAGTAAAAAACAGATGCTCTCATTAGCTAAAAATATTGCATTTAAAACAGCTTTTGAGATTGCCACAAAGGACGCATTGGCTAAATCAGCTGCAAATAAATACCAAGATCACGGAACTAGAAAACCCGGAAAGGCTAGAGGGCTAAACGATTTAGTATCTAAAGAAGATTTAATGGAGGCAGGCTTGCATGCAGCAGTAATGGGAGCAAAAGCAGGTCACCACTATTATAATGTACAAAGAAAGAAAAAATTCGTTGACGCAGTTCGCAGAGCCGCAGAAGATAAAAGAGTGTTTGATCGTTGGGGTGGTAGATTGTTGCAAGAAAAAGTCGATAATGTAATTTGGCAATCAGATGATTTACAATTGGCGGTTATTGACAATATTAGAAGGCCTTAAAGGAGGATGATATATGCCTACAACATTTAGAGAGCGTATTCAACATGCCTGGAATGCGTTTAGAAACAGAGATCCAGCTGGAGGGTGGTTCCCAGAAGCAGGCATGAGTTATTCTACTAGACCAGATAGAGTAAGGTTAACCATTGGCAATGAACGGTCCATTATATCTTCTATTTATAACCGTATAGCAATTGACGTAGCGGCTATAGACATAGAACATGTTCGTTTAGATCAAAATGGAAGGTACTTAGAAAGTATTGACGGTTCTTTAAATGAATGTTTAAAGATAGAAGCCAACATTGATCAATCGGGAAGAGCATTAATACAAGATATTGTGATGTCTATGTTTGACGAAGGCACAGTAGCAGTAGTTCCCGTTGACACAACTATTGATCCTACTAAATCGTCATCATACGAGATTAACACATTAAGAACTGCTAAAATTTTGGAATGGTTTCCAAATAATGTCCGAGTAAAGATTTATAACGATAAAACTGGACAAAAAGAAGAGTTGACTTTACCAAAAAAAATGGTGGCAATTATTGAAAATCCTTTATACGCAGTTATGAATGAGCCTAACTCTACTTTGAGAAGGCTAGTACATAAATTAAATTTGCTCGATGCAATTGACGAGCAAAGTAGTTCAGGGAAGTTAGATTTAATTATTCAATTGCCGTATGTAATTAAATCGCAAGCAAGACAAGAACAAGCCGAAAAACGTCGGAAAGATATTGAATTTCAGTTATCAGGCTCTAAGTATGGAATAGCTTATACAGACGGTACAGAAAAGGTTACGCAGTTGAATCGCCCAGCAGAGAATAATCTTATGGCCCAAATTGAATATTTAACGAGTATGCTATATGGCCAGTTAGGTATTACAGAAAGTGTCATGGATGGTACTGCTGATGAGAAAACAATGCTTAATTATTATAACCGAACTGTGGAACCCATATTAACGGCAATAACTGAGGAGATGAAAAGAAAGTTCTTAACCAAAACTGCAAGAACTCAGCTTCAGTCTATTGTATATTTCCGCGATCCGTTTAAACTTGTTCCAGTGAACCAGATGGCAGATATTGCCGACAAGTTCACACGTAATGAAATTCTTTCTTCTAATGATGTTCGTGCTATTATTGGGTATAAGCCATCATCAGATCCACGGGCGGAAGAACTTCGTAACAAAAATCTTAATCCTAATGAAGGGGCTAGTAACCCTGTAGAAGAAGATTCTTCACAAAAACTAAGCAAAGGAGGTAATCATGAGGTATGATTTTAGTGGCTATGCCACAAAAAATGATCTTAAATGCTCAGATGGCCGGGTCATTAAAAAAGATGCTTTTAAGCATAACGATGGGAATAAAGTACCATTAGTATGGCAGCATTTACACAATGAGCCTACTAATATTTTAGGACACGCTGTTCTTGAAAATAGAGCAGATGGCGTGTATGCTTATTGCATCTTAAATGATAATGAAGCCGGAAAGAATGCAAAAGAATTGGTTAAGCATGGGGATATTACAGCATTATCTATTTATGCTAATAAACTCAAGCAGGATCGTAAAATTGTTTTGCATGGAGAGATTAGAGAAGTTAGCTTAGTTCTAACAGGGGCTAATCCTGGGGCATTGATCGACAATTTGAATTTCGCTCACTCAGACGGAACGTATGAGACTGACGAAACAGAAGCAGTTATTTATACCGGGTTAACACTTTCCGTTGAAAAGGAGGAGGTCGAACATTCAATGAATAAAGATAAAGAAGTAAAACATGAAGATAAGGACGAAACAGTTCAAGACGTATTTGATACGTTGAATGAAAAACAAAAAAATGTAGTATATGCCTTGCTTGCTCAAGCAATGGAAGGCAACGATGAGGAAGAGGAAGAGGCTGAACATTCTGATGAAGGAGGAAATAAAATGAAAAAGAATGTATTTGAAGATAATGAGGACAAGTCAACAGTATTATCACATGCTGATTTTGTTGCTATGGTAGAGGATTCTAAAAAGAATTACAATGGTTCTTTGAAAGCTGCGGCTTTGGCGCACGCTGTGACTTATGGTATTGAAAATATTGATTTTCTATTTCCGGATGCTAGAAACGTTACTCCTACCCCGGAATGGGTTTCCCGTGAAATGGGCTGGGTGCATAAAGTATTAGCAGGCACTTCGCATACACCTTTCTCTCGTATTAAGAGTATGTCTGCAGATATTACTCATGAAGAGGCTAGGGCTAGAGGTTATATTAAGGGTACTTTGAAGAAAGAAGAATTCTTCGCTTTAGCTAAACGTATTACTACTCCCACAACGATTTATAAGAAACAAAAATTAGATCGTGATGATATTATTGATATCACGGATATCGATGTTGTTGCTTGGTTGAAGGCTGAAATGCGTATGATGTTAGACGAAGAGCTTGCTCGTTCTGTTTTAGTAGGTGATGGCCGTGATGTGGCTTCCGAAGACAAGATCAGCGAAACGAATATTCGTCCTATCTTTTCTGATGCGGATTTATATTCTCATCATATTGCGTTAGCTAATAACATTACTACAAAAGATTTAATTGATGAAATCGTCAAATCACATCAGTTCTACAAAGGTTCAGGTTCGGTAAGAATGTATACAACAACAGCGACAGTGCTTGATATGTTGTTGTTAAAAGATTCTCTTGGCCGTCGTTTATATAATACTAAAGCTGATTTAGCAGCCGCACTTCTTGTTGAAGAAATAGTGGAAGTTCCGGTAATGGCGGGGGTAACAAGAATTGAGACTATCGATTTAGTTGATACCACGATGTCTTTAGTTGCTATTTTAGTTAATCTTAAAGATTACAAAATGGGCGCAGACAAAGGCGGTGCAGTTAATATGTTTGATGACTTCGATATTGATTATAACCAATTTAAGTATTTAATTGAAACCCGTTGTTCTGGGGCATTAGTTAAACCTAAATCGGCGATTGTTATCGAAAAGCTTCCTTTAGTTTAGCCGGTTAATAAGTAATGAGAGGGAGTAATTCAGAGTATATCAAGTTAGAGTATGATGAAGTATGTGATCGATTAAAAAAAATCAATAACAAGATAGAACGTTATAATAGCGGTATTACTCCCTTTCCTGTAGATGAATCTCTGTATAGACAACTTTTAGTTAAAGCAGAAATGCTTAAAAAATATAAAAAGGTGTTAAAAGAGAAAATGAAACTAGCAGATCTTGGTCTGTAAAGGAGTACACTAGGATGGCAAAGTTCTATGGCGTAATAGGATTTGTTGAAACAGAAGAAACTTCGCCAGGGGTATGGACTGAAAAAATAACGGAGAGAGCCTATTATGGTGATATTCTTCAAAACACAAAACGATGGCAACAAGGCGCAAATCTTAATGATGATATTGTAGTAAACAATAAAATAAGTATTCTTGCTAACATGTATGCTTTTCAACTTTTAGATCATATTCGGTATGTAAATTGGATGGGGGTTAATTGGAAGATATCTAATATAGATGTCGAAGGCCCTCGTCTTATTTTAACGATTGGCGGGGTGTATAATGGGCACTAGATTAGAATTGCAAGATATTTTAGTATCAATTTTAGGTTCGGCAAATGTATATTTTCAGCCGCCGCCAACGATGTCATTGAAATATCCTTGTATTTTGTATCGAAGAGAAAGAATTAATACGGAGTTTGCAAATAACTTACCGTATAAACACAAAAAAAGATATTCGGTAACGCTAATAGACAGTAACCCGGATAGCTTAATCATAGACAAATTATTAATGTTGCCTGCTTGTATATTTGATAGGCACTATACGTCTAATGGTTTAAATCATGATGTCTATACACTTTATTTCTAAAAAAGGAGGAAACTAAAAAATGACTTTTAAAATCAAATGGGACGAAACTGGAAAACGTTTGTATGAAGCAGGCGTAGATCGTGGCGTTTTGTACCCACAAAGTACTAATGGTACTTACCCTTTAGGGGTTGCCTGGAATGGTTTGACTAATGTAACAGAAAGTCCTTCTGGAGCAGAGGCAGAGCCACTATACGCAGACAACACAAAGTATTTGAATTTGATGTCGACGGAAGAATTTGGAGCAACAATTGAATGCTATACCTATCCGGACGAATGGGCAGCATGTGATGGTTCAGCAGAACCTACTCCAGGCTTATTAGTAGGGCAGCAAAATCGTTCTTCTTTCGGTTTAGCTTATCGTACATTAATCGGTAATGATACCGAAGGGCAAGAATACGGGTATAAGATTCATCTTATTTACGGAGCATTAGCTGCTCCTTCTGAGAAGAATTATCAAACTATTAATGATTCGCCAGAAGCTATCACTTTCAGTTATGAAATTTCTACCACTCCGGTAGCGGTTCTAAACTTGAAACCAACAGCATCGATCACTATTGATTCTACAAGAGTAGATGCTACTAAGTTAGCAGCATTTGAAACCATTCTATATGGGGCAGATTTAGTCGAAGGTAGATTACCTCTTCCTGATGAAGTAATCACCTTAATGACACCGGCTTAATATTCAAAATGGGAGCTTTCTATTAGGTTAGAGGGCTCCCTCTTTTAAAAAATTAAATGAAAGGAGTTTAACATCTCTATTATGTTAAAAAAAACAATTACGTATACCGATTATAACGGTAATGAAAGAACTGAGGACTTTTATTTTAATCTCAGCCAAGTCGATCTCGTCGACATGGAAGTAGATGCGGCAGTTGAAACTGGCGGGGGCTCTTTCGAACAAATGATTAATAAAATCATATCTGAGCAAGATTACAAAAAGATAGTTGAAATGTTTAAAGTCATAATTCTTAAGTCTGTTGGCGAAAAATCAGCAGATGGAAAGTCTTTTGTTAAGAGTGCAAAAATTTCAGAAGCTTTTTCACATACGGAAGCATATGTTAAATTATTTATGGAATTGGTTACTAATGAGGAGGCAGCAGCTACTTTTATTAAAGGGGTTATTCCTACTCCTAATAACTAGGAGGGAATTTAATGCTCTATGTAACTGTACCTGGAGGCGATTATTTTGATAATAAAAAAGCAGAATTTATCTATCCAAAAAATCAAGTCTTACAATTAGAGCATTCTTTAGTGTCGTTAGCAAAATGGGAGGCCAATTGGAAGAAACCCTTTTTATCAAGAAATGCAATGACAATCGAAGAAACGATAGATTATATTCGTTGTATGACATTGACGCAAAATGTGGATCCTGAAGTTTATTACCGATTGACTAAGGAAAATTTAGATCAGGTTTCTAAATATATTGAAGACCCAATGACTGCTACTAAATTTAAAGATGAAAAAAGTAAGCCGTCACGAGAAGTGGTTACTGCAGAAATTTTATATTATCAAATGATAACTTTAAATGTGCCTTTTGAGTGCCAAAAATGGCATTTAAATCGGTTATTAACTTTAATTAAAGTTTGTAATTTAAAGAATTCTCCATCTAAAAAGATGAGTCAGAAAGAGGTACTT